TGGAGACCAAGTTTCATGAGAATTCCATGTCACTGGCGCTAAACCTGTCTGTTGATCATTTTGAGTAGTTCTTGTTTGTAAACTTGTCTCAGTAAATGCATCTCCAATTTCTACAGTGTTTGGTTTTACTCTTACCTGATCGACCCAAACATCAGATGATGGATATAGTTCTATAGTTCCTGTATAGAACTCTTCTGCAAATGGATTGACATTAACAGATCTAGTTGCATATGGTTGATTAATTAATCTTACTTCATTGTAGTCTAAAGTAATAAGTTGGCCAGTTCTTCTTACTCCACTTCCTATCAATGATCTATCAACTCTAGAATCTGCGTTTGGTCTTAATGGTCCAGAATTTCTTGATAGACTTATTTTAGAGGTTGTTCCTAATTGTAAATCTAATGATGTTGTATAGTGGGTTGGTCTTAGTTCTAAATTTTGGGTATCAATACTATTTTTAACAGTAGTTGATTTATTTTGTGCAATTGTTGTAGAAAAATTATCGACAAAAAATCCAGATTTAAAACGATTCAGTCCATTTTCATCAGTTACAGTGAAATTAGAAGTATCAATTTCTAAAGCAGAGAGAGAAGTGTAGTATTCTAAGTTTTCTATCCTATCTTCAAGTCTGCCAATATCTGCCATAGTATATCTTCTGTGCTCTTTAATTTCAATCTCAGCATCATCAATATTGCAAAGATATGGGGGGAGATATACAGTTGCTAGTTCTATAGCATCATCATTTGTGAGTGGAACCTGTGGTATTTCTGCAGAAATACCGTACTTAATGTAAAATAAACCAGTTTTATCCAACAAAATTTTATCTATTCTAGGTAAATAGAAGGAATATGTTAAGATAATAGACTCATCTGAAGCTAAAATATTAGGTGCAGAATTTCCTGCTGAAGTAAAGTTTCTACCAAAAAATTCAAAAGGAGATCTTGAACCGGCAGTAACTTCTATTGAAGAAACTCTAGGTCTAATATCAATAATATCTGTAGAACGAACATCGTCATCAACGGCATCTACTTCACAATAATCGAATTGTTCATATGAATTTACTGTAGTTATATCCCCGGTATCTGACGGTAAGAAACTTGCCGATTCGTAAACTATTTTTAATTTTCTCGATAAAGTTTTTGCTTTACTTTGTTTTATTATTTTCGAATAGTCATAAATTGTTGATTTTTGATTTGTATCTAATAGGAACAAAGATGTTACGTCCCTATCTCCAACGTCAACCAAAGAAATGTTTGCAGTTATACCACTTTCTTTGAATACTATTTCCTCCCCCTCGATAAATTTATTTGAATTTACATATACAAACCCTATCTTTAGGTCGTTAATTTTTTCAGAGTATAATCCTATTGCTTTACTAGTTCTTCCAACAAATTCTTCGCCAATCAATAAGTCGCCAACTCTATTTGTTGGGCCACTTAGAGATGTGAGAACTAGAGATGGTAGGTCTGGATCATTTATATCATTAGATTCAAAAATTCCATAAACTCTTGTTACTTCTGGTTCCAATAAGCAAATTTCTTCATCTTGAACTCTGGTGCCATATGGATAATTTCCATATACTAAACCATCATTAAGAGTGGTTCCACCAATTCCTGAGGAGGGTAAAGATGATTTATTTACTATTAATACATTTGCCCTATTCTTTGTTTTTATTTTAGATTTTATATTTATTTTTCTTAATGTGGTTATTAATTTTGCTCTACCACTTCCAGACAATCCTTTTATCTGTAATGATAACGAACCATTTGAAAATACTAAATTATTTGAACTTAATGGTTGAGTGTTACCGTCTTCAGTTATTAAAGTATATCTTTCTTCATCATAGGGTAAAAACGTCTCATTTGCACCCGCACTTATAATTTCGGTTGAACCCAATACAATTGTTACATCATATTGTTTTTTTATTGTTAAATTTGTTTCATTTAAATCTACACTTTCTAAGTTTCTCTTGGGCAATACTGTGTATAAAGTATTATCTGAAGAAGTTGGTACAGGAGTTGATAGAATCCTAAAGTCAGTTGGATTTATTGATGATGTGGGCAAAGCTCCATCACATATTCCATGGACGGTTGTTACTCCGCTGATAGTTAAAGTTTTTCCAGAAACTGACTCAACAGATGCGAAAGTAACCGTAGAAACTCCTGGATTGGTAAATGCAACTAAATTCCCGGTAGTTACAACTCCGGTAAAGAAATTCTCAACAGAAGTAACAACCGAAATATTTCCACTTCTAGCACCAATTGTTACCTGACCTATTGGAACAGAAACTGACTGTATAGTGTCTGCAGAAAAAGTGAAGGCGGTTCCTACAATTCCATATAAAGATTCAACGTCACTCATTGAGTATTGACGTGTTTTTTTAACAATTCTGTTATTATCTACACCATCAAAAATTAATTTTTCACCTAAAGAAAATGCCCCCTGTACATCATAAACAGTTAAAGCAACTCCTGCAGAAACTGGATATCTCAAGAATCCAGAAGCACCACTTTGTCTACCCTTAATGTGAGTTGGGGTATTTAGTGTTATTGGTGTGTTAAGGGTTAAATTTGTATATGTTTGTATGTCATATAAAGAAATATCCCATACATTTTCTTGTGGAGATGAAGTTGTATAGGAACCAGATTCTAAAGCAAAGTCATATACTCTTGCAACTCCAATTTCATTTCCTGCAGGGACTAGGGAAGAAGTTCCTACTCTAGAATCTCTAAGAGTTACATAATAACTAGTGCCAAATCCAATTATTGGCGAACCATAAACTCTATTCAGAGAAAGAGAATACCCAGTAGTGTAATTTACACTTTGGTCTGCTAGTGTTTTTGTTGTTCTTGGCTTTTGAAAATCAAAAAATCCTGGACTAATAGATTCAATTTCAAACCCCTTTACATATGCTTTAGTTGGAGAAATGCTATAAGTTCCTAAATCTTCGCTTGGTTGATTGTTATCATAAGTTAACTGCTCTTCTGTAAAAATACCATTATTTCCCTTTAGATTATTTAAAGTTTCTCTAGCAGTAATAACGGGAGAATTGACGTAATAATCTCCAGATTCATCGTAAGTTCTTCTTGCCAGTTCTTGGGCAAATACATTATATTCTGGTTTTTTATTAAACTTTCTTAATACACCATCTTCTATTTCCATCAAAACGACAAAATTATCTAAATCAGTAGCGTCTAATGGAATTTGGTCTAGTTTTGCAAAAATAGATAATCTATCTGCTCCAGGTGCGGCAAAATTATTAAATCCCTGAGAATTATCGTTTAGAGTTTCGTCATCAAAAGAATCTACTATTCTTTCAAATATTCTAAGACCAACTTTTGCACTTGGTGTTGCTGAATATGGCGAAAGATATAAAACACTTGTAGGAACTGTTACAAAAAATCCTCTTATAAAATATACTCCCTCTTCCAAATATACTGCAGAACCTTTAAAAGTGCTTTTTCCTGTTATTGTTGTTGCAAAAGACTGACCTCGCAACAAACTCAATTCTTTAATATCATCATCATTATCTTCTCCAGCTGACTCTAGAGATTGTTTGTCTACAACAATAGTATCGTCATCATTTACTAGTAAAGTTTCTCCGTTTAAAAATGTTAACTGCTCATTGCCTGTACCAGAAGCCAAATATTTTACATATAATGTAGTATTCTCTACGCCGCTACCCTGAGGTAAGAATGCTTGAATAGTTGCAGTTACTCCACTGGTTTGTCCTTTTATCTCCGAACCAATTAGAGTATCTAAGTAATATGATGATGGTTTGCCTTGAAATTGATTTTCTAAGATTACGGCATTTAAATCATTTTTATATGTTAAGTTGCCTGGGATTACTACAGAACCCTCTTTAAAAAAATGATTTCCAAACTGCTCAATTTGATTTTGCAGCATAGACTGCAAAGTAGTTAATTCCCTAGCTTGTACCGGAAATCCTGGTTTAAACAGTACTCTGAAAAAGTTTTTATCTCGGTCATAGTCATCATAATATGGGGATATATTGAGATTAAGTTCTTGTGCCATAATTCTTTAAAACTGCAAAATAATCTTAATGTCTTCTTTTTGATTAGATGACCTCGTTATTGAGGGTCTATTGTCAACATAAAGTATATCTCCAGAGTATTTTTTAACGTCTGGATTTGATACTCCATTGACAAAAACTTGACCAAGATAATATGTCTTACTATTTAGGATAGTGGAAATACCGCTAAAACTTGTGTCTATACCCAAATTTGTGTTTCCACCTTCGATGAGTAAAGAACCACCACTTGATGGGTTTGACGTAAACCTATTCATTCCAAATCCATATATGGCAGATGATGGATTTGAAGTTCCGTCCGAATTAAACCCAACTAAAGATTTATCCTGCCAATACTTTAAAACACCTGTTATTTTATCATAGGAAACAACTCTACCAACTGCAGTTGATCCTAAACCAACTGTCTGTTTAATTGTAGAATCTGGAAGAAAAATTGCGTTACTATATCCAACCCCAACTAATTTTAATGCGTATACTGCGCTGGCCTTGTCTACAATTAAATTTGTATCTGAATTTGCATTTTTTGGATTTCTAACTATCCCAACTCTAGCAATTTGATTTCCTGTAGTAAAAATTGTGTTTTGAATACTATTTTCTAACCTAGAGTAAAGTAATACGTTAGTTGCTCCAAGTTCTTTATAAACATTTGCTCCATGACCACCATCGGGAGGAATAATGACATCAAACGTTGGTGAAATCGTAGCATCAGGAACACCTCCGGATTTTAAATCCACCGTACCATAAGTATATCCAGAACCACCGTTAGATATGGTTATTGAAGAAACCTTTGAGTCTCCATTAATAACAATAGTAGCCTTTGCATCACTACCATCTCCTTTAATTGGTACATTTGAGTAAACTGCATTTGCAGTTCCAACCCCCACTCCCCTATTTTTTATTGTTGCAATCTTTATTTGTCCACTTGTTGCTGCATTATTTCTTACTGCAGAATTTTCTGTGTTTGTTAACCAGTTTTTTGGAACAGGTATATAATTAGTAGATTCGAATTTTATAATATCACTTGGTTTAATAGTAAACAAATATTTCCATATATATCCATCTCCACTATCTCCCGCAGTTCTTGGTTCTAAATCAGTAAAAATTGGTTGGTCAATAGATGGTTTTCCTACAGGATTTTCTGGGTCAACACCATTGTATAAGCAAATATAAACTTTATAATCATCATTTACTACGTAGTAATTTGCATTATATAAATTTGTAGCTTCTGATGGTTTTGATAAATTTGTCCTACTTATATCATGCCTATACATGTCATAAGTAGTGCCGGAGGTCCAAGTATTTCTTTTTATGACTTGCCTAACATCATCACTAAAAATTCTTTTTAATGCTATCATTGTGTCCCAATAATCATCTTCTTGCTCAAAACTATCTTTTGGAGATGGAGGACTAAAATCCCAATTTTCATTATAATTTGTAGGATTTGGTAGGCCAACAAAAGCATAATAACTATTTTCTTCCGATTCTACATCAGATATAAAGGAGTTAGCATTTAAAATTCTGAATTGATTAGTTATAATTGCAGACATTTTTATAGTTTTTTATTTATTTATCTGTTAAATTGCAATTGTATCTAGAGTTCCATCATCCATAACGATTATTCTATATCTAGTTCCATTGGGAGAACTTAAAATTATACCAACAGAGGTGTCTACACCAACATTTACATCACTCGAATATGTTGAAATTCCTGAGACATTTAACTGATTTGAAGATACAGTTCCACTAACTGATAACCCCCCAGTGCTTGCAACAGAGTACTCTATTAGTCCAGTTTCATCAGTCAACTTAACTTCTTTAGCCCCAAGAATTAATGGGAAACTACCAGAAATATCTCTAACTTGACTACTTTGGCCTCCAGCAAATTCACTAGATGCGTGATAAACTCTGAATGAATTTGGAGAACCTAAATTAATATACTTATCATCATCAAAATTTATATTATCTTTAAAAGTTACAGTACTTTCAAATGTAGAAATACCGGATATACTAACTTCTTGTGCAAATAATGTTCCATTACTCACTGTAGTAATACCACTTAAAGTAGAAACACCAATTACATTTAATGAATTTGAATTTAAAGTAGAAACTATACAATCTGTCGAGTTTAGGGTAGTGATTGTGCTTAGAGTACCTACTAAATTATCTGTCGTTACACTTGAACAATTTAAAGATGTTATGGTTGAAGATGTTCCTGTAAGACTTGCAATATTTGCATTTTGAGTAGTTAAATCTGTGCTGTTTAGTGTTGAAATTGTACCAATTCCAATAGATGAAATATTTGTAATCGTCAATTGGTCCGAACTTAATATTTCAGAATCACCAATTTTATAACTTTTACCTGAGTTTAAATTCAGATTCTCACTCAATTTCCAAGAATCGCTTGAAAAATGATAAAGTATTGTTTTTGTAATATTTGTCGAACCTATGCCAATACCAGCACCGTCTAGTAATAAGTTAGTACCAACTGAAGTTGCTATTCCGACATTAAAATCCGCTAACTCAATATTTGATGAACTGACAATAAATTGATCTCCATCAACATATAAATCTCCTTTTATTCTTATAATTCCAACATTATCACCTATAGTTTCTGGATCAATAATAATTGTTGATGGACCTGTAATAGAATTTGCAGTAATATTAATTGCGGTTCCTGTTGCTCCTGTAGAGAAACTTGTTGCAGTTATAATCCCCGTAGAGAAAATATTATCATTAATAATATTGGGGAGAGTTGAAATTCCGGAGCAATTAATATTTGATGAAATTAAATCATTAACATTCGAATTTGTTACAGTTAAATTTGTTATTGTGCAAGATGTGCCAGTTAAAGTATCTGTAGTGATAATATTAGAAGATACTGAACTAATAGTTGCAGAAGAACCCACAATATTAGTAATATTTGCATTAGTAATATTGGAATTTGTATTATTTGAATTTGTAATAGTACTGGCAGAACCTATGATAGAAATTGCATTTAAATTCGTTGTAGTTGTATTTGTTACCGTTAGATCTGTTCCAAAATAAGTTGTAATTGTTGCTGCAGTACCAGTCAAATTTGTAATATTACTATTAGTATTTGTAAAATCACTTATTGTACCAAAACCAGAATTAATCTGGCCATTAAAAGTTGTAGCTGTGACTATTCCTGTAAATTTGCCATCCCCAGAAACAGTAAGTCTGCTAGTTACATTTGTTGTACCTATACCAACACTTAACGTTGTAGTAATTCCAGTACTACGTTTATCCCATATTGCAACATCAAGATTTACGCCATCACCCAAAAAGTTATATATTTCATCAAAGTTTTCATTAATTTTAATTGCACCAACCAGCAATGTATCGCCATCACCGGCATTAGGAGTTGAACCAGTATTTATTCCTAATTTAGACATTGATAGATATTACCTTTTTACATATTTATGAACTAACTATAGTTATTATATTTTAATGGATTAACTCTAATAACACTCGCGGATGTGGTGATTCCATTAATTCCATAAGAATTAAACTGCTTTGGATTTATTCTATTAATATCTGTCAGTTTACCCCAAGTGTATTCGCCACCATAATATATTGTACTATACGAAGTTAATGAACTAGTGTCAAAATAGTCCCAAGTATAATATGTGGAATCAAATGTTATAGTTGAAGAACCTAATCCAATTGTACTCAATCCTACACTAGATGAATCATCTGATTTTACAAAGACTCTCTTAATATATGTTGTTCCAATTCCAATAATATTTGAATTTAGTATTTGAATGTTGCTAACTTGATATATTGAATCTATAAATTGAGTTGAAATGCCAATTAAAGAACCATCATTCCTGTAAGATGGATAAGAATCTGTGGAAATACTCACAACAGAGTCTTTTATTACAAAATAATCTCCAACTTCAATTTGACTGATTGTTATTGCTATTCCTACAATTGATTGGTCTCGTAAAGTGGAATCATCTGGGATATACAAATCAAATATTTTATACTTTTGAATACCAACCATAGTTTGTCCATATCCAACAATAGTTCCAAAATCTCCTTTATATGTGATGTTATCAATAACCTCTGTTACTGGTGATGGTGGTTCAATTAAAACTATTGGAGGTTTTGTGGTCGTATACCCACTACCAACAAAATCAATATTTACTGAAGAAACAGTTCCTGCGGCAGAAACAATAGTTCTGACTCTTGGTGCAAATTCAGAACCAAAACCTATTGGATTTTGAATTGTGATATCAGGAACTGCTTGTGGATCATATCCAGAACCACCCTCAGTTATTAATATTGAAGAAACAATACCAACTGGAGAAATAATAGCTGTGGCGGCAGCAGAAATTATATTGTCTTGAGATACTATTATAATTTTATTTTGTGGTTCAGAACCAGTTATATATTCTTTTTTGCTATCAAAAAATGTCCTTACAGATTCTACATGTATTTCTGTAGATGCTAAACTGACGGTTTGAATTATATTTGTAGTTGGTTGTATTAACGGTTCAATTTGAATTCTATCTTTTGTAACCTCTTTTCCATTGACAAATATATCCTCCCTCTGCCTATATAACGTCATTGGTCTTAATAAAGACTCATTTTCAGTTATTCCGGGTCCACCATAATTATTTGTTCTTATCGAATCTACTGATAATATGTCAGTTACGGTTCTTGAATCTTGAGATAAGAAATTAAAAGTATCATCATTTATTTGAACAGAATCTCCAATCTTTATTTTTTGTATCGGAGTCACTGGGACAACATCAACACTAGAGGTTCCTTCGTAGAATAGTATGGTACAAATGTCGCCAACTTTAGGGGGCTCACTGAAAGAAATTGAACTTCCTCCATCAAATGTATAACTATTTCCTGGAACTTGTAAGACATTATTTAAAAATACCAATAGGCATGATTGAATGTCAATAGGAGAACCTAGTTTTGATTTTATAGAAACAATAGAATTGTTAACTTTTAGAGAGAAAATTCTTCTGCTACCATTAAATAAATCATCTATAGAATCAAAAAGTTTTAAATCTCCAAAACTCCATCCAGAAAAAGTGTCAGAAAGTGTTTTTTCAATTGTGATATTAAATTCTGAAAATTGATTACTTGTGGGTATACCTGTAATGTTATTTGTATCTACAGTTAAAATTTCTCCTTGACCATATCCATAACCAAAGTTTTTGATTTCAAAATCTATTATACTTGAACCCTGACCTACAACAATATCAATCGTTGCTCCAGTGCCAAATCCTAGAGATGATGCGTTACTGTAAACTAATGGAATGTTTGAATATGAAATAGGATTATCAAAAATGACAGTAGGTAAGTTTGATGTGGTATATCCAAATCCCACATTTGTTATCTCTATTGGACCAACAATACTTCCATTACTTATAGTTGCAAATCCAATATGTGTAACTGTAGAAATTCCACTAGAACTGCTTGCAATTCCAACATTAACAAACCCAATAGATGGATTATTAACTTTTATTGATACTTGGGTTTCTTGTGGTATTTGATATTGTGAGGTGCTGCCAATACCTATAGTAACAAAAGAAGAACCTATAGAAACTATATTTGCATTTGTAATATATGTTCCAATCCCTATCTCAAAATTTGATTGATTGCTTAACTTTTCAAGGATTTTAAATATGCTATTTTTATTTTCAATATAAATCAATGTACTTCCAATACTAATATTTGAATTAGTAAAGGATTCTATATTGTAATAAGATTTTGCTCTATAACCCGAACCAGAATTTCCGATTGATATAGATTGTATAGTTCCTCCCACAGAAATTATAGGTGTTCCTCCTGCAGAAACTAGAGGTTGATAACCAAATCCTTTGGTTGAGCCTACAGAAACTATTATTCCACCTTTGGGAACATTTGATGAGTTAATATCATAAGTTGAATTGAGTTCTCCATCATTAAATTTAATGGTAGTTATTCCAGCACTCTCTTCCAACAAATAGTTTCCGACTATTGGATTTGGGAATGTTAATCTTTGTGGAGTTTGGAAAACTTGGTTAATTAATAAAATTCCATTACTTGTAACAATTCCCGATACATCATTTCCATTGGATTTTAAAATAAAATCAGTTTTAATCCCATTAAATCCACTTGAGATGTCATCCAAAATATAGTTAGTAGAATATGCTTCCTCAGATGTTCCTTGGAACCCAGACCTGAGGAATATTCTTCCACCGAAAGAAGAATATGTTGTTATACCAACCCAATCAACTTCATTTGGTTTATTGCTAGTAAAAGGTGTTGGGCCAAATGGAGGATCTATAAAATTAATAGTATTATTAACTATATT